GAGAAATATCAACATTCTCCTTTGGATTATCTATTAGCTGTGTTAAACAATCCTATGAGCTCACCTGAACGTAAAATGTACGCAGCCGAAAAGGCAGCACCATTTGTTCATGCAAGATTAGCTTCTACTAATACTAAAATAGGAACAGATGAACCAATCGCAATTAAAGTCTCCTGGCAAAAAGACGACTAAGAAAGCAGTCGCTAAAGTAGAAATACCTTATAAGCCAAGACCTTACCAATTATCTGTACATAACTCACTTAAAAGATTTAGTGTTCTAGTATGTCACAGACGATTTGGAAAATCAGTACTAGCTATTAACGAATTAATTAAAACAGCAGCAGACAAACCAAGATCTTTGTGTGCATTCATAGCTCCGACTTACCGACAAGGTAAATCAATCGCTTGGGAATATTTAAAGTTTTATACAAAACCATTAATGCAATATGGTGGAAGTAGAAACGAAACAGAATTAAGAATAGATCTCTTTAATGGAGCTCGTATACAAATCTTTGGAGCAGATAATCCAGATAGTATTCGTGGTATGGGTTTTGATAAAGTTGTTATGGACGAATACGCAATCATGTCCCCTAGAGTGTGGACCGAAATTGTAAGACCAGCAGTATCTGATAAACTAGGATCAGTTTTATTTATTGGAACTCCAATGGGACATAACCAGTTTTGGGAAGTATTTGACTTTGCACAACGTGGTCATAAAGATTGGTATGGAAAGTTATATAGAGCATCTGAAACAGGAGTAATCCCAGATGACGAGTTAGAACAAGCTCGTGCTATAATGACTGAAGAACAGTACCAACAAGAATTTGAATGTTCATTTACAGCAGCAGTATCAGGAAGTTATTACGGAAGATTAATAACTAAAGCAGATAAAGAAGAAAGAATCGGTGAAGTTCCTGTAGACGAAGCAGTAGGTGTAGAAACTTGGTGGGACTTAGGAATTGGAGATTCTACATCAATATGGTTTGCACAAAGAGTTGGAGAAGAAATACATTTAATAGATTATTACGAAACTTCAGGTGAATCATTAGCACACTATGCAGAAATTCTTACAGAAAAAGACTATGCATATAGTAGACATATAGCACCTCACGATATTATGGCTAGAGAGCTTGGAACAGGTAAGTCAAGATTAGAAGTAGCAAATGAATTAGGTATTGACTTTGAGGTAGCACCTAGACTAGAAGTAGATCATGGAATTGAATCTGTTAGAAATACTTTAAAAAATTGTTACTTTGACAGAGTTAAATGTAAACAAGGACTAGATGCTTTAAGACAATACAGAAAGCAATGGGACGATAAGAATCAAGTATTTAAGAACAAACCACTTCATGACTGGTGTTCACACGCAAGTGATGCATTTAGATATGGATGTGTACACGACCCAATTGATACATCAGACTGGGATAAACCAATTAATATAGATACAAAATACGTAGTATGAAAAATAAAGAAAAATCACAAAAAGAAATATTATCAGTAATAAGCAGAGAAATACATAACGCATCAGGATATATTGGTGGAGAACTTGTAGCTAGAAGAAAAAAGTCATTAGAGTATTATTTGGGAGAACCTCTTGGTAACGAACAAGAAGGTAGATCTCAAGTTGTTTCTAATGATGTTTTAGATACAGTAGAAAGTTTAATGCCATCATTGATGAGAATTTTTACAGCAGGTGATAATGTATTTAGTTGTGAAGGTATGGGGCCTGAAGATGAGGAAATGGCTAGACAATGTTCTGACTATTTAAATTATATATTCTATAAAGAGAACGATGGTTTTCTTGCTTTATATACAGCATTCAAAGATGCATTAATCCAAAAGAATGGAATCTTAAAAGTATATTGGGACAATGCAGAAAAAACTGAAAGAGAAGAATATACTAGATTAACTGATGATGAATTTAATGATCTTGTTGCAGATCCAGAAGTAAAAGTTTCAAATCATACTGAGTATGAAGAAGCTATTACAGATGATCGTGGTCAAGAAATTGATAAAATTCCTTTACACGATATAGTAATTCATAGAACAAAATTATATGGAAAGGTTAAAATAGAACCTGTTCCACCAGAAGAATTTTTAATTGAACGTAGATGTAAGTCTATTGATACTGCTAACTTTGTTTGTCATAGAGTGAACAAAACAAGAACAGAATTAGTAGAGATGGGCTATGATAGAGAATTAGTAGATTCATTACCAACTGGTGATGGTGATTATTATTCAGAAGATAAATTTACTAGACATCAAAGCGTAGACTTTTCTCATGGAGAAACAGATGGGGATAAAAGTACACAAGATGTTTTAATTCATGAGTGCTATGTTAGAATGGATGCAAATGGAGATGGTAAAGCAGAACTATTAAAAATTTGTGTAGCAGGTGATGGTAAGAAACTTCTTGATATGGAAGAAATAGATACAATGCCTTTTATATCTATGACTCCAGTTATCATGCCACACAGATTCTATGGAAGAAGTGTAGCTGAATTAGTAGAAGATATTCAATTAATAAAATCAACTGTAATGCGACAGATGTTAGACAATATGTATCTAACAAATAACAACAGAGTTGCAGTACAAGATGGACAAGTGTCTATGGATGATCTCTTAACGAATCGTCCTGGAGGAATTGTAAGAACAAAACAGCCTCCTCAAAATGTAATGATGCCTATTCAGGCTCAACCCATTACAGAACAGGCAAGTGGTATGTTAGCTTATTTAGATTCTGTTAAAGAAACTAGAACAGGCGTAACTAAACAATCACAAGGGCTAGATTCAAATGCATTAAGCAGTACAGCAACTGGTCAAAACCAAGTCTTAACACAATCGCAAATGAGAATGGAGTTAATAGCCAGAATTTTTGCTGAAACTGGTGTGAAAGATTTAGCCTTAAAAATGTTTGAACTTACTTGCAAGTATCAGAATAAAGAAAAGATAGTAAGAATCAGGGGAAAGTATATTCCTATGAGACCTTACGAATGGAAAGACAGAGTTAATATTACAGTACAAGTAGGATTAGGTACTGGATCAAAAGAACAGCAGTTAATATTGATGAATGCTATATTAGAGAGACAAATGTCAGCAATCAATCTACAACAGAATGTTCATGGCCCAATGGTTAATCTAAGAAATATTTACAACTCTTTGAAAAAATTAGTTGAAAATGCAGGTCTAAATAGTATAGAACCATACTTCATGGATCCAGAAGTAGGAGCAGCTCAAATGCCACCTATTCCTCCGAAGCCACCTACTGAATTTGAGAAGGTGACGTTAGCCCAAGTACAAGGTGAAAACCAACGTGCACAATTAAAAGCTGAGACGGAAGCAAAAGGTTTAGAGGGTAAAATGAGACAAGCACTTCTAGACTATGAACTAGCCATCAAAGAAATGGAATTGAAATACAATACCAAAATTGATGAACTAGAATTGAAACGAAGATCTATGTTAGAACAAACTGATTTACAAAAATCAGGTGATCTAATGAAACAAATGATACAAGGACAACAACAATTCTTTAATAATGGACAAAGAAATACTAATCAGGGAGGGCAAGAGAGCTCAGCAGCTGCTGGACGATCCCCTTCTAAAGAAAGCATTTGAAGATCTTTCTGAAATTTACAGACTAGAGATCTTTAATACAAGTTTCGCAGACGATGATACTCGTAGAAACCTTTGGGTAGCCTTTAATATGGTGGATAAAATCAAAGGACATTTACTAAGTGTTATGTCAAGTGGAAGGCTAGCTCAAGCCGATATAGAGCAATTAAACAAACGAAGTTAATCTAACGAAACTTCAATTTCGTCAACCCATGAAAGGAACGATACAATGGCAGATCCAATACAAGGTGCAGCAGAAAAAATTTCAGGTTTACTGAATCCTCAAGGGGACACTCAAGTACCAGAAACTAAAGCAGAACCTTCAGAGTCAATTCCTGAGACACAGGAAGTTCAAGAGAGTCAATCAGAGTCGAATGAAACTCCAGTAGAACAGACAACTGAAAATACTGAGACTGAAGAAGAAACTACAACAGAATTAGAGACACCAGAACTCCACCGAGTAAAAGTAAGTGGTCAAGAGTTAGAGGTGAGCCTCGATGAACTGAAAGCAGGATATTCTAGAGACTCGGATTATAGACAAAAAACTCATACTTTAGGGATGGAAAAGAGAGATCTTGAAACTCAAAAGAATAGTTTGCGTCAAAATTACGACACTCGTTTATCAGAACTAAACGATTTAATTTCGACAGCTGATCAATTTGTGAAACAAAAACAAGGTGGACAAGACCTTGCTAAACTTTACCAAGAAGATCCTACAGAAGCTTCAAGACTTGACTTTGAATTAAGACAAGAAAGTAGCAGAATAGAATCTTTAAAAGCTAAAGCAAGAGAAGTTCAAACTCAACAATATGAGTCTTATCTTGAAACACAAAAAGAATTAGCTGCAACAAAAATACCAGAGTTTAGCGATCCTAATAAAGCTGATAATTTTAAACTTAGTATGCGTAATACGTTACGAGACTATGGTTTTAATGATCAAGAAATAGGAAGCCTTGCAGACCATAGATTTTTAATGGTTGCAAAAGACGCTATGAGTTTTAAATCTAGAACAGATAAAAGACCTATAGCTTCTAAGAAGGTAGCAAATGCTCCCAAGGTTTTAAAAGCTGGTGTTGCTAAATCGGATGTTAGTTCAGGTAGAGAGCAAGTAAGAAATAAAATCAATACGCTAAGAAAGTCTGGTCACATTAAAGATGCCCAGTCTGCCATAGCTGATATGATTAATCTTAAATCTCAACAAAGGAAATAAACAATGGCACAACCAACTAATACGTTTGACACGTATGATTCAGTAGGTGAAAGAGAAGATCTTTCAGACGTTATCTACTCAATCTCACCAACAGATACACCATTTTTAAGTTCTGCTGCTAAAACACAAGCAACTGCAGTAGTTCACGAATGGCAAACAGACGCACTTGCAGCAGCAGCTACTAACAATGCTGTTATTGAAGGTGACGAAGCAACTTTAGACGCATCAACTGCAACAGTTAGACTTTCTAACAGTTCTCAAATTATGGATAAAACTGTAGTTATTACTGGAACTCAAGAGTCTGTAGATAAAGCAGGTAGAGCATCTGAGATCGCTTACCAAATAGCTAAAAAAGCTAAAGAACTAAAAAGAGACATGGAAGCTACTATTACTGGCAACATTGCTGAAGTAGCAGGAAATGCAACAACTGCAAGAAAAATGGGAACTCTTGGAGCTTGGGTTATCACTAATGATGACAAAGCATCTGATGGTACTACAGGATCTGGTGTTGGAAACACTGCTAGAACTGATGGAACTCAAAGAGCTTTCACTGAAGCATCTCTTAAATCAGTAATCAAATCAGTATGGAATGCTGGTGGAGACCCATCTATGATTATGTGTGGGCCTTTCAACAAGCAAAAATTATCAGGATTTACTGGTAATTCTACTAGATTTGACGCTGGTGCAGATGCAACTTTATACACTTCAGTAGACGTGTACGCATCTGACTTTGGTCAACTTCAAGTAGTACCTAATAGATTCTCTAGAGATAGAGACGCTTATGTACTTGATATGGAATACTTCGGTGTTGCATTCTTAAGAGACTTCTCTATGCATGAACTAGCAAAAACTGGTGACTCAGAGAAAAGACAACTTCTTGTAGAAGCAACTCTTGAATCTAGAAACGAAGCAGCTTCAGGTTTAGTTGCTGACTTAACTACATCATAATAAGACACGTATTTAGGGGGGTAACCTTAGTACTACTCCCCTAGTACTTAATTAAATAATTGAAGATCAGAAAAAGGTTATGGTCGGAACAATAGGATAATAAAATGAGAACATTAAACGATTACTTTATAACATCAGCAATACCTGACGTATCAGCATCATCTTCAACATTTGTTACTGTACCAGACGCTGGTAGAATTATTAAAATTTTTGCAAATAACAAAGCAACTACTACAGGAACAGCAGCTATTACTTTTGAAATAGATGGTGTAGCTTGTACAAGTGCAGCGATTAGTCATGTAGCATCAGGATCTGCAGGTAAAAAATACTCAGTAGAACCAACAGCTTTAAATGAAGTATTAGAAGGATCATTAATTGAAGCAATCACTAATGGTGGTTCAACAAATGCATCTAAAATGGAAATCACTTACGTTATAAGAAGATAATTAATTATGGGGATGGCAACATCCCCTAACAAAAGGAACATAATATGAATTATGCATTAAGACATGGAGTTACACTTAAATTAACTTCAGGATCATCAAACACTAGAAGTGCTGCATTTACAGATGGAACAGAATATGTTAGAGTAGTTAGTACTATTGCTTGTCACATAGCAGTAGGCGTAGCCCCAACAGCTGCAGTTACTACACCATTATTACCAGCAGATGAAGTTGAAATTATTAAAGTATCAGCTGGAGAAAAAATAGGTGTATTAAGAATAGGTGGATCAGACGGAGAATTATACGTTACAGAACTAACTGAATAATTTATGGGTAAGATAAGATCAGTTGAATATGATGCAGGTGTAAAGACTAAATACATCCAAGAGTCTGATGGTCAATTAACTATCAATAACTCTCAAGATGTAAACCCTTTGTTAAAAAGAAACAAAGCTCTTTATAATCATGACTCTGGTTATATATCTGGTGCTAAAGAAATGAAAAGAGTGGCAAGTATTCCACCTTTAATACTTTCAATATGGGCTAAAGAATATAACGGAACTAACAACTGGTTTCAATTACCTAAAGACATTCAAAGAAAAATTATGAGAACTAAACTTAATAGTAATGAGTTTAGATATTTTAGAACAGCTGAAGGAAATTTATAATGGCATTAACATCATACTCAGGACTAAAAGCATCTATAGCAGATTGGCTTAATAGATCTGACTTAACAAATCAAATTGACGATTTCATTGGATTAGCTGAAGCTGATTTCAATGCTAAGTTAAGAATAAGACAAATGGAACAGATTGATGCTATTACGATAGACTCAGAAACAGAAACTGTTCCTACTGGTTTTATAGGAGTAAGATCATTTTATATATTGTCTGCTGGTACTAAGTTTGCACTTAAGTATATTACACCTCATAATATGTTTGAAATTAAAGCAGGATCTACAACTGCTAGACCTAGAGTTTATACAATTGAAAGTGATGACGCAGCAGAATCTTTAAGATTTGGCCCTGCACCAGACACAGCTTATACTGGTTACTTATCATATTATAAAAGATTTACAGCACTAAGCGATACAGCTACATCTAATTACATATTAGCTAATCATCCTGGAATATATTTGTATGGTTCTTTATACCATGCAGCAAACTTCTTAGGTGGTATAGATCCTAACCAAGTTCAACAATGGTTACAAATGTATATATCTGCTTTAGAAAGATGCGAAAATAACGATAAACAAGATTCATATGGTGGAGCTCCTGTTCAACAAAGAACAGATATACAAACCGACTTATCATTTTATAGGAATAGATAATGCAAATACCTTTTGGAGAATGGATGCCTGATCAACCAGCACATGGTATGAAAGGGGCCAACGTAGCAACTAATGTTTACCATGCTTTGGGATCTTATAAAAGATTTCCATCATTGGTATCATATTCAGGTACGTCAACTACTGGTAAAGATGCACATGGTTCAGGTTCATTTAGAGATAACTCTAATGCTGTATTTAATTTTGTAGCAACTAAAACAGATATATATCAATTAGCATCAGGATCTTTTACTTCTCGTAAAGGAAGTTTAACAGGAGATGATGATGACTATTGGACATTTACACAGTTTGGTGAATACGTAATTGCAAGTAATGGAGTAGATGCAGCTCAATTTTATTTAATGGGAACATCAACTAACTTTGCTAATCTTACATCAATTCAAACTGCAGGAACTTGTCCTTTGTTTAGAGTATCTGGAGTTATTAGAGATTTCTTAGTTACAGGTAATATTAGTGGAGCAACAAACAGAATTCAATGGTCTGGTATTAATGACATAACAGTATGGTCAGGTAAACAATCAGACTTTCAAGATCTTCCAGGATCAGGTGGTAAAATTGTAGCTATAACTTCTGGAGAAGTAGGTTATGTATTTAGACAAAATCAAATAGTTCGTATGGACTATGTTGGTGGAGCAACAGTATTTAGACTGTCAGTTATATCTCCAAACAGAGGAGCTATTTTTGGAAAGACAGTATGTCAAGATAATAGACGTGTATTCTTTTATGCTGATGACGGATTCTATGAAATACAAGGTGATAATGTAGTAGGTATTGGAGTAGAAAAAGTTAATAGATTTTTTGATGCTGATTTAAATAAAGCATATGCTGATAGAATAGTAGCAGCAACAGATCCTTTTAATACATTAGCTATGTGGTTGTACCCAAGTGTAAATAATACTTCTAATACAACAGGTACTTGTGATAGAATAATTATATATAACTATGCTACACAAAAATGGTCTTTAGCTAAAACAAATGCTAGTCAAATATTTTCACAATTTGTAGGAGCTTATACAGTAGAATTAATGGATATTATATCTCAAAACCTTGAAGATATTAACGCTGCTTTAGATACAGATTATTGGGATGGTGGACAAATGTTTTTAGGTGCAATAGATGGAGATTTTAAAGCTGCAATCTTTTCAGGAAACTCAAATGAATGTGAAATAGAAACAGCTGAGATAGAAGGTTTTCCAGGAGCTAGAACAAACATTCAAGGAGTTAGACCAATAGTAGATGCAGAAGCAACAGTTACTGTTAAAACTAGAGAAAGATTAGCAGACACAGAAACAGAATCTAGTTCATCTTCTATGGTAGCAAGTGGTATTAATCCTGTTAGACAATCAGGTAGATATATAAGATCTAATGTAAAAATAGCTTCAGGTACATCATTTAAACACGCACAAGGAATAGATCTTGTTGCATCAAAAGCAGGATATAGATAATGAGTGATTCAACAGACATAGATAATGTTAGATATTCTATGGAGACACAAGAATTTTTTCAAAGACAAATTGAAGAAGCAATTAATACATTAGTAAATAAAAATAACAGTGAAAGCGATAAAGCTTTCATTTGGTTTATGGAGTAAGGATAAATTATGGCAGGAACATTTTTAGGTAAATACGATACAACATCAGCAAACAATACAAATACAGGAACCAATTCAGTTTCAGTTGCAGAAGGAATGTTGCCTTCAAATATAAACAATGCTTTTAGAAGCGTTATGGCAGATATTAGGCAGCATTATAATAATGCTGAATGGATTGAATATGGAGATGGAGCAGGTGCTTATACACCTACTTACGTATCAGGAACAAGTTTTAGAATTGATGGAGTAAACGTAACAGCTATTTATCATGTTGGACGTAGAGTTAAAGTTGTTGCAAGTACACCAGGTACTATTTACGGATCAATTACAGCAGTAGCATTTTCTACAAATACAACAGTTACAGTATCTTGGGATTCAGGATCTTTATCTAGTGAAGCTATTACTAGCGTATTTATTGGAGCTCTAGCTAACACAAATAAATCTATTCCTATAGCAAGTATTGCAACAGCTAATATAGTAGATGCAGCAGTTACAACTGCTAAAATTGCAGACTCACAAATTACAGTTGCTAAAATGACAACTAATTCTGTGGACTCCGATCAATATGTTGATGGTAGTATAGACAACGCCCATTTAGCAGCAGATTCAGTTACTGGAGCAAAGATTGCTGATGACGCAATAGATTCAGAACATTATGTTGACGCAAGTATTGATTCTCAACACATAGCTGACGATCAAATTACAACTTCTAAGATTCCTGACTCAGCAATTACCTCTGCTAAGATTGCAAATGGTGCAATTGTTGATGCAGATATAAATGCTTCTGCTGCAATTTCTTTATCTAAATTAGAAAATCTTACAACTGCTAGAGCTTTAGTATCTGATGGTAGTGGAGATGTATCTGTTAGTGCTGTTACATCAACTGAACTAGGATATTTAGATGGAGTAAGTTCAAGTATTCAAGATCAAATAGATGCAAAAGGTGCTTCTAATGCTAACTTAACAGCTATTGGTAATTTAGCAAAAACAAATGGTAATTTAATTGTCGGTAATGGATCAACTTGGGTAGCTGAAAGTGGTTCTACTGCTAGAACTTCTTTAGGTCTTGGTACTATTTCAACACAAGCATCAGACAATGTTTCATTAACTGGTGGATCAATTACAGGATTAGGTGAGCCATCAAGTAATTCAGACGCATCTACAAAATCTTATGTTGACCAAGCAGTTGCTGGATTAAGAACTAGAATTATTGCAGAGTGTGCTTCAACAGCAAATGTAAATATATCAAATGCTTTAGAAGCTGGTGATGCAATAGATGGTGTTACTTTAGTTGCTGGAGATAGAGTTTTATTAAAAAATCAAAGTACAGCATCTCAAAATGGTTTATATATTGCAGTAGCAAATGGAGCTGGTGCAGCATCAAGAGATCCAGAGCATGACACTATTGCCGAACTTTCTGGTGGTATGATTGTTGTTAATCAAGGATCAGTAAATGATAATAAAATATTTTTATGTACTACTAATAGTACAGGATCAGTTGGCTCTACAGCAATTACTTATACAGTAATAACCCCAGCAAACTCAGGAACAGTAACTTCAATTGCTACTGGTACAGGGATAGATGGTGGAACAATTACATCAGCTGGAACTATATCAATAGACTCAACAGTTGCTACACTTACTGGTACACAAACTTTAACAAACAAAACTATAACTGCTCCTAAAATTGGTACTTCTATTTTAGATACTAATGGAAATGAATTAGCTTTATTAACTGCTACTGGTTCAGCAGTTAATGAATTTACAATTGCAAACGCATCATCAGGCAATGCACCAAGATTATCAGCAACTGGTGAAACTAATGTTGATTTAGATTTATTAGCAAAAGGTACTGGTCATGTAACTGTTAGAGGTAATACTAATCCTGGTGCTATTCAATTAAACTGTGAAAGTAATTCACATGGTCAAACTATTAAATCACAACCTCATTCTGCAACTGTAACTAACACTATGTTATTACCTGCTGGTGCTAGTTCAACATTAGTGTCTTTAGTTTCAACAGATACACTTACAAACAAAACTTTAACAAGTCCTAAAATAAATGAAGATGTAGTAGTAACTTCAACTGCAACAGAATTAAATAAATTAGACGCAGTAAGTAGAGGAAGTATTATTTATGGTAATTCTAGTGCAGCTACAGCAATTTTAACTAAAGGTGGTGCTGGTACAGTATTAACATCTGATGGAACAGATATAGCTTGGAGTGATCCAGCATCAGGTGGAACAGAATGGCAATCAGTTAAAACTTCTGGTTTTACTGCAGCAGCAGGAGAAGGATATTTTTGTAACACAACAAGTGCTGCATTTACTGTTACACTTCCAGCAGGCTCTCTTGGAGATATTATTGAAATAGTAGATTATGCTGGGACATTTGCCACAAACAATGTAACACTTGCAAGTAATGGTTCAGAAAAAATAGAAGGTTCTACTGATAATAAATCTTTAGCTATTAACAGACAAGGTATTAAATTAGCTTATTCAGATGCAACAACTGGTTGGACAGTACCTACTGCATCAAGAGAAGCAGCAAATCCTTTTTATGTAGCACCTTATGCAATAGATTTTTTAGTTATCGCTGGAGGTGGTGGTGGTGGTAGTGGATCAGATGGTGCTGGTCATTCTGCTGCTGGTGGAGGTGGTGGTGCTGGAGGTTATAGAACATCAACTCAAACAATAGCTTCTGGATCTGAAATTACAATTACAGTAGGAGATGGTGGTAATGGTGGTGCTGTTAATGCAAATGGTTCAAGTGGATCAAATTCATCAATTTCTGGCTCAGGTTTAACAACAATTACTTCTGCTGGTGGTGGAGGTGGTGGTAGCGATTACAGGGCTGGTATTTCTGGTGGCTCTGGAGGAGGAGGAGGAGGAGAAGGTGGTAGTGGTGGTACTGCTGGATCTGGTAACACTCCAAGCACATCTCCAAGTCAAGGTAATAATGGTGGTAATGGTGGTTCTGGTGCGCCTTCATATGGTGCAGCTGGAGGAGGTGGTTCTGGTGCAGTTGGTCAAAATAGTACAACCTCAAAATCTGGTAATGGTGGTGCTGGTACAGCTTCTTCAATAACTGGTTCTTCTGTTACAAGAGCAGGAGGTGGAGGTGGTGCAAATTATACTAATTCTGGTGCAGTTGGTGGTTCTGGTGGAGGTGGTACGGATGCTTGGGGTGTCCCTGCTGGTGGTGCAGGAACAGCAAATACTGGTAGTGGTGGTAGTGGATCAAGAGGTAGTAATGTAGGAGGTGCTGGAGGAAAAGGTGTAATTATTTTAAGTATACCAACAGCTTCATATACAGGAACTACAACTGGCTCACCTACAGTTTCAACATCTGGAAGTGACAAAATATTACAATTTAACGGAAGTGGGAGTTACACAGTATAATGGCTAGTTTTGCAAAAATAGGATTAAACAATAAAGTAATAGAAGTTCAATCAGTAGTGAATGAAGTTTTACATGACAGTAATGGTGTTGAACAAGAAGCTATTGGAATAGATTTTTTAACTAAATTAACTGGTTGGTCTATTTGGAAACAGACTTCTTATAATACTCATGGTGGAGTTCATAATAATGGTGGCACACCATTAAGAAAAAATCATGCAGGAATAGGTATGACTTATGATGAAGATAGAGATGCTTTTATTACTAAAAAACCTTTTAACAGTTGGATATTAAACGAAGATACTTGTCTTTGGAACGCACCAGTTGATATGCCAGATGATGGCAAAAAATATATTTGGAATGAATCTATTTTAAATTGGGAAATTAAAACAAATTAATATTTAATAGTTTGACAAAAATTAACAATCCGTCTTGGAATTTTTATTTAGATAAAGTTAATAGTTATGCTTATTGGGAAAAAACATTTACCAAAGAAGAATGTGAAAAAATAATTAAAATTGCAAAAAACAAAGGTTTAATTAAAGGAACAACTAAAGGTAAATCAGACATTAGACAAAGTAAAATTTGTTGGTTATATGCTACTGACGATTTAGAATGGGTATTTAGAAAAATTACAGATATTGTTTTAAATCTTAACGATAGGTTTTTTCAATTTAATATTTTTGGTTTAAATGAAGGATTACAATTTACAAACTATAAAGCACAATCAGATAAATATGGAAAACATATTGATAGAGCATTAGATAATGTTATTAGAAAATTATCTTTATCTATACAATTAACCGATCCTAAAGAATATAAAGGTGGAGAATTATTTTTATATGAAGATGAAAAAGGTACAGAAATGAAAAAAGAACAAGGAACATTAATATTATTTCCATCTTATATTTTACATGAAGTTAAACCTATAACTAAAGGAGAAAGAAATTCTTTAGTTTCTTGGGTAACTGGAAAACAGTTTAAATAACAATTTAACAGAGTTGATACTTTAATAATAAAATGGTATAAAATAATTATGGCTAATCTTTATAAAAACGCTATGTTTGATTTGACAAGTACAAATAAGACAACTGTATATACTTGTCCTACAAATAGAACAGCTATAGTTAAAACTATACAAGTTACTAATATTCATAGTGGAAATATTGAAGTTGAAGCATTTAGTACAGATGCATCAGATTCTAATGCAGAACATGAAATAGCTCATATAGCTTTAGCATCAAAAACTGTTGAAAATTTAGCTAAAGGAACTATTGTTTTAGAGTCTGCAGATACATTAAAATTAAAAGCTGCTTCTGCAAATTACATAGCAGGAATCATAAGCATATTAGAAATATTTGACGAAAAAAGTACATAATGAATTTGGTGCAAGTACCAACAAAACACATTGAAGAAGTCTGGCATATAGTAGTCAAAGATATAGCAGACGCATTAGCAAGATCTAATGGATATGCTTTGGCAGACCACATTAAAAAATGGATCCTAGAAGAAAAAATGCAGTTATGGATTTTATGGGATCAAGATAGTAAAGAAAAGTATTTTGGTACAGTAGTAACAGAAGTAATAACAAGACCATTACAGCGATGTCTTAATATTAGAATTATGACTGGTAAGCATCGTGAAAAATGGCAACATTTAATAAAACATATTGAAGAATTTGCATGGCAAAACAAGTGTGATTTATTAGAGTTGGTTGCAAGACCAGGTTGGAAGAAAATTTTAAAACCATTTGGTTATAAAGAAAGTCATATATTATTAGAAAAGAAAAAGGAGAACTAAATATGTCATCAGGAGGAGGAGGAGGAACTACTACTACAAGCACAGCAGTACAACCTTATTCAGCAGCAGAACCAGGACTTAATCAGATTTTATCTGAAGCAGGTACTATATACGGACAAGGCCCACAAGGGGCAGGTTACGTAGCACCGACACAACAAACTTTACAAGGTTTGGGTGCACAAGAAACTATTGCAGGTGCTGCAAATCAACAAATATTAGATACTATACAAGGTCAGTATAGCAATCCATTTTTATCTCCAATGATTGCTCAAGCTGGTAATGATATATATTCTAGTGTTGCAGGACAATTTAGTGGAGCAGGTAGAACACCTGGATCTCCAATGATGCAAAGCCAAGTAGTTGGACAAGTTGCAGATAAAATGGCACCTTATGCATTTCAAACTTACAATGCTGAAAGACAAAGACAACTATCCACAGCACAAGGCGTACCTAGTCTAACAGCAGTAGGTGGAGCTTTAGAAGATATTACAAGACAACAAAACATGGCACCACAACAATCATTAGCTCAGTACTATAATACTGTAGCACCGATTGCTTATGGATTGCCTACACAACAACAAACAAGCCAAGCACCAGCCCCTAATAAATTAGGTATGGCTGCAGGTGGAGCTATGTCAGGAGCATCTATGGGTTATATGATGGGTGGCCCTGGTGGAGCTGCAATGGGTGGAGCTATCGGTGGACTTGGTGGATTATTAGGAGGACTATTATAATGAAAATAAAAGAACATATACCACATTTTGTAAAAGAACATAAAAAAGCATTAGCAATTGCTGTTGTTATTTTAATTATTGCAATAATTATATAAGGAAAAAATATGTCAGGTGGAGGTGGAGGATCAGGAAATGATAGTGGTGGAAATGATATGCAAGTATCAGGAATGGAAGCTGCATACTCAAACGAAGTAGGTATAAGCACAAATGCTGAATCTAAAACTGGATCTACTGCAGGATATAATGGATCTGATGGAGGTTGGGCAGCTAATGATACTTCACCAGATACTTCTACTGTAGGATTTGCAACAGACCAAGGTCAAGGAACTGTAGATTCTGAAGATGAATATGATGCTCCAGACAAAGATCATTATAATCAAACACAAAAAGAAATTACACAAGCTATTACTGGTTTAGGTGATAATAATCAATCTGATTGGTCAGATCTTACTAAAGTTCAACAAAAACAATACCAATTAGAAATGAACAAAGTAAAAGGAACTGAAGGTAAAAACTATTCTTTTTATGGTGGTAATGAAGGAACTATTAATAATACATTTGCTGAGAATTGGAAAGACGCTGTAGTAACTTCTCCAGCTTTAAGTAAATCTCCTACATTAAGATTTTTAATGGCAAGTGCTAAAACAGTTAAACAAAATGCTACAACAAGTTATGGTACTGGAGATTATGGATCAGATCCTAATGAGCCATCTGGTATGGGACAAGCTGTAGATCAAGGTGGTTGGTTAGGTAAAATATCTAGTGGACAAGCATCAGAAGATTTTATTGGTACTCCTCAAGGTAGAGATGCTATGAATGAAATTGCACCTCATGCACCTTATATGATTTCAGGAATAACTAAACCAACAAATTCTCCTGCTGCAAATTGGTATGCTAATCTAGGAACAACACCTTCAAATCCAGGTGGATTTAATTTAGCAACAGAATACGCAACAGCAAAAGCTGCAATATCAACAAAATTACAAAGTAAAGGGCCAATAGGAATGTTAGCTGTAAGTGATAGTCCATTTTATGATTGGTTAAAAACAAATAAATTAGATAAAGGAATATTATAATGAGTAATACCTATGGTATATTTGAAGAATGGAAAAATGGTTTATTAGGATATGCTGATAAAGCAGGAGATAAATTACTAGGTAATAAACAATCAGTTCTACCTGGTCAAGACACAATGAGACGAGGTGATGGTCTTATAGATCAAGGATTAAATTACGCTGGTGGAAAAATAGATCAAGGAATTGAAGCAACAAAAGATTATGTATCTGGA